TTTGTCAACTTCTCTATTCGTCTTTGTCTACGGGCAAGCACCATGTCTTTCTGACGCTTGGTGTTAGGTAGCCTAGATTTGTGAGCAGCCGTGGCTTCAATACAAAACTGAGCTACCTGTAGGAGACACTTGTCATCGAACAACGAGTTAAGCGGAAAGAAACAGTATTTTCTCCAATTTGAGAACCACTTGATATATCCAAGCAGCGAACGGGTTGTTCTGGAGTAGACACTAAACTGTCGAGTTTTCGCCCCTTTACTTACCGGGCCATCGTCCTTGAAAAATAAATTACTTGATCGAAACCAATCAAGGTCGATGCGCTTTATCTCAATCATTAAATACATGATACCACATTTTTACTTCTTTGTCAAGGTCATAGTTGGCACTTTTTTAGTCTTTGTGTAATATTTGTTGAAAATAGTTGAACACAAGTGATCCAAGTGGTAGGCGAAGGCTTCTTCATCATCAATGCCGTAGAACTTCATCATTCGGTAAATACAATGATAAGACTCATGTACAACGGTTCCAGAGTCGCAGCGATCATATATTATCAAGGTGCTGTGCTGCCTACCTTTGTTACTGATATGACAGCCGCCGTCCGTGGTAACAGGCAACTGGTGCTCTTTTAAGTTAAATTGTTTCATACGTTTACGGACAGATTCATATACATTACTGCTAAAAATGATATCAGCAGTATATCCGTAAACATCAAACTTAACTTTGAAAGTAGTCTCTTTTAGTTTTTTCATCATTTGCTCCAATACTTTTCGATGTGATAATCAAATTCCATTACAACCTTCTTCATCTTGATTGCTGCGGCCCGTTTGAATGCGTCCCCAATCAGTGCGGCTACTTTCTCCCCATACTGTTTAGGACATTGTACCACAAGCTCGTCATGCACAAACTTGACAAGTTTTGCCCGATACTGCGAAAGGGTATGGAACAAGAATGGCTTGCCTTCAAGATCATACCCTGCTCCCATCGCTTTCTTGGCAATCGTTGCGTTAGTTCCCTGAATCCGATGGTTCTTGCCTTGTCGTGTAATGCTATTGGACATCTGGAAGTAACTGCGTCCAACTTCTTTTGCCGTAGGTGGTCTATGACTTAGATCAAATTGCTCAGCCTGAGTAGGCTTGCGTCCCTTAATTTGAACAAATATGTCTGTGTTCTTTTGTGTTGCCTCTGGTGTTAGACGCAACTCCTTTTCATTCCATTCCTTGCAGTTCTCCGTTGCACGTTCGGTATCTGGCTCTGGTAGTAAACGTCTGCGGCCAAATAAGTCAAACGCCTTGAAGTGCATTGCGGCGTCTTTACCCGACTTATCAAGGTACGCCCAGATACGCGGATTCTTCATTTCGTGCAGGGCCATTAACTCTTTAGCTGCCTTTACGGTTTTTTTAATTTCGACTGCTAACTTACTTGGTCCTCCTCCATAAGCCAAAAGAAAGTTAGTACTTTTGTTCTCATCGCGTCGGATTTTATGTAACGGACAGTTACATTTCTTTCTGGCCGGTTCTCCGTTCTCTTTTAACTTAAAGTATGCACAATCCGGTAACGCCTCTTTGGGCCACTCGTCCTCATACAAAAGCTCGGTTCCGACCGAGTGGACATCTTCTCCCTTCGCAAAAGCATTTATCCATACCGGATCATTAGCATCTTCTGCGATGATACGAAGCTCAGCGCCGGACATATCAGCAGTTACATCAACGTACTCTTCGGCGTGTGTCTCGCAATATTGGTCACACTTCGCACATGTGTGTGCGTCTCCTCCCATACTGTGACTTAAATATATCTCAGCTTCGCAGCAGTTGCTAATCCTGATACTCTCATTTGGTGGGTCTGCAATGAAGCAGCTACGCACTTCTTTATCCTGCGGTAAGTTCTGTCCGTTTGGTTGACTAGAACTACTGCGCCCGGTTGCAGCATCAAGTTGATTAAACGTGGAATGCAAACGACCGTCGCCCGGATGTAACCAGCCCTCTTCTTTGCACGGGTGAGTAGTCCACTCAGTAGCCCATGCATCACCATATGTGCCGATTTCTTTTGAAAGCCCGTGGTATTCACGAATCAACTTAATGACCGTATTAGATTCGTACAACTCTAACGTGTCATCATCGAGGCTTTCAAGTACACCACGCTTGTTGCCCGTCTTCTTACCTTCTTTCTTTTCGTCAACGAACAGGCGTGGAAAGTATTGAAAGTTATCAGGGTCCGTTAAGATGCGGAGTAATTGAGCATCAGAACTGTAATTGATAAGTGCTTCGCCCTCGCATTTATCGGACAGGTTTTTGATCTTCGTGCGCTTCTTCTTTAAGTCTGCACATTCCTTCTTGAGAATTTCTTTTTGCTCCTTGCGCTCAAGTTCCCATGAACTCAGTTTAAGGTCTATCTCAGCAATTTCCAATTGTAATTGAGTCAAAGCGTCCACGTCAATTGTCTTTTTGAGATTACGGCTAAGCGGTCGGCGTGCAATCTTGAGCGCCAGTTCCTGCTCAGTCTCATTATTAAGTGCTTTCCACGAAGCCTCTAAGTTGTCAATCTTGGCATCATCAATTGCCTCTAACTTAGACCCAACAATCGGCAAGAAAATTTTGTCAAGTTCCTGTAAATTAGTTACTAACTTATCTTTCGATTTTTGAACACGTGCTAACCAGCGCTCTCGGTCAATGCGCTCTCCGTGAACGTGCATGTCCACAAAACTACCGATAGCTTCGTTCTCAATTGCAATAATGCTGTGAAGATTGTCGCCAAGAATAATTGAATCGAGATAATATAGATAGTCGGCTAACTTAGGTTTTCCTTTTGCCTTAAGACCCCTAGGCGTCTCCCCGCTAGCAACTACTGTCTGCAACATTTTGATAGCCGCAGGAATCCGAGTATCAAGCGCAGCATACTCTACTTGGGCGTCAGTCAACTCGCCCTCAAGTGTGAATGATGTTTGTAGGGTCTTGTCAATAGTCATGCCAAAGTAGCGTTCGAACATTGATTCCATTCTATAGAAATCATAGTTCTTCAATCCGGCTTGCCCGCCTAATCCTGCATATATACACTTCTCCGCAAGCATACAGTCATACCAGCCATATCCACGGAGTCCACATAACCAGTAGAAACATTCATATTCGAAGCCAAGATTGACTCCGACCTTAGTCCAACTATTCGAACAGATGTACTTCTCAAGTCGTGTAATCAATTTTGCAAACCTTGGAGCCTTGTTTAAATTAGCACCATACTGGCCTTGACAACTGTATAGAAGATCAGAATCGCCATCACAATAAGCAAGTAAATCAATTACGTATTGCTCTTGGGCTGTCCCAAATTGTATAGTTCTAAGGCGTCTGTAAAAGTAATCTTTCACAGGAGTAGTTTCAACGTCGAGTCCAAATTCTTTAGTTTGCTCTAAAAAGGCAATCAGCTTCTCTTCACTGGCGTCATCTACAACCCGCGTGATATTGGGAGGCGGGTTTAGGACAAGTGGCTTTAGTTCTCTCTCGGCTATAATCATCTTAACCATTCTAGCATGGAAAAAAAAGTTTGTCAACTCACTTGACAACTTGACCGACCTGTGGTATCATGGAAATATGTCTGAGTACGTATTGAATTTTGATGGGTCAGTTGGACCCGGAAATCCCGATGTCAATGCACGTTATGCTTATGTGATCCGAAAGGATGGTAAGAACTGGTGCCTTGATAAAGGTGATTTGGAAAAGACTCAAAAGTACTCTAACAACTATGTGGAGTTTTATGCATTATACAAAGCATTAAAAATGTTGTCTACACATATAACTTCATCTGATTGTCTTCTTATTCGCGGTGATTCACAGCTTGTTATCAAGATGCTGAAGAACTGGTATAAACCAACACCAACCAAACTATACTATCCTGCTTACTTACTCGCAGCGGAAGCTTTACGAGAAATTAGAAGCAAGCGGGTGCCTGTATCGATTGATTGGGTGCCAAGGGAAATGAATACAGAAGCCGATAAAGCATCAAAATACAGCAAGTAGTGGTGAAAAACGTCGAAAGTGGTTTCTCCCTCTGAATATGTGTAGTAAGGGGTTTTTCCAAGCAACGAGCAAGTACTTGATCTTGTCATCTATGGCGGCGTCTTGGTTGAGTTGTGCGTTTAATCGCACCCGGTATAAAAGAAATCATGTAACCAGTAATGGAATCAATGAGATTGATACTCTTTATTGATTGTAGACAGTGGCCCGGTAAAACCTCGTGGCTGAGGCGGGTATCATCTTAACCGCTAGAAAAGGGTAACCTTATTCGCATTGGTCTATTAAACAGACTCTTTAAGTAACCATAGTAACGTTACTTATCCGGCAGGACAGTATTAACTAACAGTTATGATAGTTAATATAATAGAGATACTGGCAATAAGGACGGCCATAGGTGTATCTAAAAATACCATGAAAGGGCTATAAATGAGTAATTTAGTCGATTTTGAGAAAGTATCCGTGAAAGAACTTTTTGAAGCGTGCCCATTATACCGCATTCCTAAAAAGGATCGAAAGAAGTTTTTGCAGCAAAGATTGCACACCGGTCAATGGATTTCCAAGTTTGATAGAGACTACTATCGTCGGGAATTTAGAAAGATTGCCTCCGATTTGATAGATTTGCAATCTGGAGTTAAGTGTTATTTGTGCCCTAAGTTAGCGCAGCATAGACATCATGTACGCCCCATTGCGAGGGGTGGGGCAAATACAATTGATAATATAGTTCCGCTTTGCATAAAGTGTCATTCGACGTTTGAAGTTAAATATCCAGAAAAGAGAAAAAAAGAGAATTATTACAGAGTTGTGAATCCTTGGAAGGTAAAGAATTTTAAAAGTCCGCTTTGCAAACCGAAGCAGGGAATAGTCGTTATACCGCCAAATACTCCCTGTGAGATGTAAAGTAACCTTGACTTTTGGCAAAAATAAAATCTTTTTTCAACTATTTTGCGATCTTTATTATCAACAAGTTACGTGCATTTTACATAATTGTGTACATGAAAACTAGCATAAAACGCTTGACGACCGTGGTATACTAAGGTATCAGAACAAATTGAGAAACGAGCGGCAGGCTCCTCCACTATGCTTTGAGCTTTCGGGCTTGGCATAGTCCTGCCGTTCGCTATTTCGGAGGCCCACCTTGGAGTCCACATGGCAGCAGTTAAAAACTCAGTAGCATTTCAAATATCAATTGCATCGTCCGCTACCCCTCAACAACTCCCATCATGGGCATTAGTTAATGGAGGAACGTTAGCGGCAAAGACAGGGAATACAGCCGCGATTGCCATTAGTCCAAATCCCGCAGTATCAGGAAGCAATGGATTTTTACTAGGTGCAGGACAGCAAGCGCCTTTTACTGGTAGCAATACTAATCAACTATGGGTCGAAGGTACTTCAGGCGATGTACTGTCGTTCTTGGGGAACTAATGCTAAAGGCATCTAATTGCGTCAGCAACGTATTCGGTATTGATCGTGACGCTTATCTACACGCTTTAAAAAGCAGCCTACCTAAGATTGTTCCTAACGGCTTACCAACAAGTGAAGACTTGGATGCAGTTGCCGAGGAAGAGAGAATTAAAAACGCTACGAGCGTAAACAATACGGAGTAACCATGGCATTTGATAGGGTATTTCAGGGACCGCCTAGTGACACAGCGGCACCCGGCACAGCACAATCACCATCTTTCGGCATTGACGTTGTTAATTCAAATTTGTACTTTTCTGCGGGTGAAGGTTGGCAGGAGATTGTAGCAGCCCAAGATATTACTGGCGATTTAGACGTTGACGGTACGTTGGCGGTAAATGGTCACTCGGCGTTGGGAGTAGGCGCAACGATTGATAGCGTTCCTACAGAAGCACCGGATGAAAGTGGCACCATTAGTTCTAAAGCTATTGTAGTAGTAGAAGAAACGGCTACCGGTGATCTAGAGAACGGATCATATTTGGGACTCACATTGAACCCTTCCACAGCACCTTCTACTACAACCGCTATAGGAGCATTTACTGATTTAGTCGCTGAAGGGGAGAATTTAGGTGGCACCGCATTATTCGCATCATGGAGTGCTGCTACCTTAGAAGTAAATACTCCAGCATCGGCACCAGCGATTAGCGGCGGTGTTATAGGAGCATATATTAAAGGTAACGCAGAAGTGCCTTTTGCTGGTGGTTTAACAGTAGATGCAGTTAATTTTGGTACCGCTACTGTAGATGATGTTGAAGCATTAAGTATATTTATTGGAAACATATCTTCAGGAACTATTTCCGGTTGTGATGGTCTTGCAGTTTCTTATAATGCGTCTGGTGCTGGAAGTACTGTAGATGCACTTAATTATATTCATTTGGAGAGTCCTAATAACACAGGTGACATAGTTACTGCTCTTGTTGGATTACAAATTGACGCTTTAGAGGCTAGCGGCGTCGGAACAGTTACACCTATAAAATCTGATAGTGTAGGTGCGTCAGTATTTGCCGGACCTATTGAACTGCCTTATAGTAAGGCACAGACGGTTTATAGTGCAGCAGGAACCCCGATTCCAGCAGCCGCAACAGCCGGTGTTGGAGCACGAGCCTTTGTAAGCGACTCAACAGCAGCCGGTGTAGGTGGATTTGCCGCTCCGTATGTAAGCGGAGGGACACATAAAGTTCCTGTCTACTCTGACGGAACAGGTTGGTTTATCGGATAAAGTTTTAGCGCAGCCATACTTATAGTAAATAATAGTGCTGCTATGGCGGGAAAACCGCCAATTTTGGTGGGGGTGTCCATCGGCACTCCCACGTACACGGAGAATATAATAAGGAAGGCCGGGGGTAACTAATGTTCTCGAAGGTGAAAGTTAGTAAAGGAGCTTTGGATCACTTTCGCAGAAAAGCACGTAAAGCCGCTCCTTTAGAAATTCATGCCTACTTGTTAGGAGAAGTTATTTCTTTAGACACTATCCGCGTAGTTAAATTTTGCTATCCCAAGAAGTATGATATACAGACATCCGGTAATGTAAGTTGGGATGCAGAAGAATATAGCGCACTGAAGATTAAGGCCGAGAATAAAGCGTTGAGAATCGTTGGTGACATCCACTCGCATCCAAATTGGGATGCAGTTATGAGTGGGGCCGATTACCGGGGATGCTTGCTCGACTCATTAAGTGTGTGCGGTATATGCTCTATTTACGATAACAAAACTAGAGTGAGATTTTGGACACCAACCTCCTCACTCCCATGCGACATCATACATCCATAACTCTTGAGGAGGAGCTATGCCGTTTGCTAAAAAAGAAGGTAAGGAGAAGTTCTATACTGGACTTGCATTTCGCATCCACGAGTATCGTCAATTATTTAATGACGTTCGCGCTAGTATTGAAGCTCGTGAGGATGCGAAGCGTCATATTGACTTCCTAACTGCCGAGACAAAAGAAGAGAGAGAGTTTTGCCGATTCAAAATCGTGGCAGCATATCTCGATAAATTGAAATATAGACCCCGAAATGAACAAGCTACTGGATTGAATGGATTGTCAAGTGATGACAAATCTGCATTTGATAATACAGTGAAAAGTATGCTTGAGTACGTAACTAAGCCAGCAGCCCTTCCTAATCTAGAGGAGGGCTTCCTAATCTAGAGGAGGGACAGAATGTATAAAATCGAGCGCCCTGAAACAGAAAAGTTTTCACGTGTATGGAACAAAGGCGGTATTCAGATCATTCTCACACCCGAAGCTATAGACTTTGCAACAGCATGGGCGAACGTGGTTTTGAATAATTTCGTACAGATGTGTCAGACAGAAGCAGCCGCCGCCGCAAAGAAAGCAGCAGAACCTGAGAAGTCTAAAATCATTATGGAAGGTATCTAGAAAGCGCTGATCCGATGGACCGACTCTAAGCAGGGCCGAAAGAGCATACCCAAGAATTAATGCTTGGCGCATTCGTGCGGTTCCTATTCCCCAATGGGTTTGAAGAAGGCACATCGGATTTAGTGGCCCCGCAATTTTACTGGCGTCTGGTCTAAAGGCAAGACGGAGCACTGTTAATGCTTACGATTCAGGTTCGAATCCTGAGATGCCAGCCATCTTTCCTTCGTCTAACTGGATAGGGCATCGGGTTACGAACCCGAGAGTGCAGGTTCGACTCCTGTGGGGAAGACCATTTTATAGGAGATACATGAATAAGTTTCTTAGTAGAATAAGCGTAGCTGTTTGCCTGTTACTTGGCGCAGCATTCTCGCACGCACAATCAGGAGTTACACTAACAAGTCCCGGAGCACCATCTTATGAAAACAACCTAACGTGGAGCGCACCGGTAAGTAATGGTAGTGCTGGTTTAGTTGGATGTGATACTGTTAATGTTTGTAATTATTCAATATTCCGTCTAACTGCTGCATCATGTCCCGCTACCCTTGTTGGTTCAAGTGGATGGGTAAAAGTTGGAACAACTGCTAATAGTGTTCTTGCATATAGTGATACCACAGTAGCACCCCTTACCGAATATAGTTATGTGGTTGAAGCTAATCTTGTATCCGATTCAATTTCTTCAGGACCATCCAATTGCATTACTATTACTACAGGTGCCCTCCCTTTGGTCCCTGCGGCTCCGGTACAAAGTCCGGCAACCACTCTATCAATCCCCTAATCAGGTTGTGGTGTGAATCGGAACCGAAGGAAGAATAACCATGGAAGAGGTATACAAGAACATCTTTGTGGGCGATGATAATGATTATCTTAAAATCGCCCCAAGAGAAAATTGGAGCGCCCTGCGTTGCTGCAAATTTGGTCCGGGCGGTCACAAAGAGATATTAGGTTACACCACAAACGCAGCACCGAAAGGAAAAAATTACCTATGGGCAACCAAGGGTACTAATCTAATGGCGCTAAATCTCCTCGATTTAGACGATCCAAATATGATCCCATTCGATGCCATTAAACGTGGACTCGACTTTGTTAAGCAACGTCTTGAAGCCGGGGATAAAGTTTTAATCGCGTGCAATTCAGGACACAGCAGAGGCCCAACAACGGGCCTTATGTTTTTGCGTGCAATAGGCGACATGCCGTACCACTTCGTTAAGTCGGAGACTATTTACAAAACGTTATACTCGAAGTACGATCCGGGTATGGGAATGCGACAGACCGCCAGAACACACTGGACTGATTTAGAGAATTCGGAGATAAACAATGGCACAGGGACCGGCAGACAACCTAATTGACGTAGCTAAAAATACCTTCGTAAAGCCAGTACAAAACGTATTGAGCACGATTGATAAGTATACACCAAGTTGGTTACCCGGTGTAAACAAGCCAGCCACACCTGATCCAAACGCTACAAAGCCAACCGCAAAGTCGTTAGGATGGGCCGATCAAACGCCAACGTCAACTGACGCAACAAAGCCCGCACCAAAGCCAGTAGCTAAGAAGTCAGCACCTAAGTATCATCAAGGTACTGACTACGTGCCAAAGACAGGACCGGCAGTGTTGAAGAAAGGCGAAGCGGTATTGAATAATGATGATGCCGACACACTTAGAGCGGCCAAAGGAAAAGGAATGAAAAAGCAGGATGCAATGAAGTCAGTTGCCGATGAGTTAGGTGGAAAGTCAGAGAAACCGGCTAAAGAGATTAAGCACATTGTTAGTCGCAAGGCAAAGACCAAAGACGGGAAGCACGTAGTTGTACACACACATGTACATACACACCCTGCCCACCCAGACGAGGAACACGTAACAAGCGGCGATGATGAAATGGCCGAGCACATGATGCAGAATATGGGTACTCCTAACCCCGGTGAGGCAGAAGCCGATGCCGGTCAAGGCGCGGCCCCGGCAGGAGCAGCCCCCGTACCCGGTGCAGCCGCACCCGGAGCAGGACCAGCGCCCGCACCAGCAGGAATGTAATTAGTTTAACTAGAGGTAAAAGATTTATGAGTAACCCATGGGACGGCGTAGCAAGTACATTAGGCGGAAAACCTGATACAGCACCGAAAGAGATTAATCATATCGTCACACGCAAGGGAACAACGGCAAGTGGCAAACCAGTTAACGTTCATACACATGTTCATAAGAATCCAGCACACCCGGACGAAGAACATGTAACTGAAGGTAATAAGGGACTTGCGGATCACATGACAAAACATCTTGGTGAGGCAAAGGAAGATGCACCAGATACTAATGCCGCCAACGCCCCTGCTAAACCCGATGCCACAGCATCACAGGCAATACCCACCGGAGGCACGGGAGCCGCATCTAATTCTCCAACTTCTGCCACAAGAAATAGTGGCGCAGCAACAGGTGGTGCGGTAACTATCACTATGAGTCCAAGCAGCACTTCTACCGGAACGACTACAGGCGCGGGAGCAGGAGCAAGTAAGGGCGGAAACGGTAACGATAAAAGTGGTGGAAAATCTGAGAAACCACCGCAGAACGTAAACATTACTGTAGATGCAAGAGGAATGAGCGGACACGCCGCAAGCTAGGAGTAGAGATGGCAAAAGATAAAGAAGAAACAGTGCATTTATCTAAACATCGCGTAGTCATGCATCTTAACAAGGGTGGACTACATCGTTGGGCAGGAGTGCCCGAGGGCGAGAAAATTCCTGAGAGCAAGGTCCAAGAGGCCGCTAACAGTAATAATCCACACGTAGCAGCTATGGGCCACCTAGCCCAGAATATGTCACATTGGGGCAAGTAACGCACACGGAGGGGTATGCGTCTAGAAAAACTAAAAGAATTATACGAGACGTGTAAAGTTCTTCCGCACTACCAGCACAGGGATATGAATGACGGCGAGTTTCTGACCAGAGCTACGAAAAGCTTTCAGAGATTACCGAAGTCACAGCAAACAAAGGCAGCAGAAAGTTGGGCCAAGAAACTCAGCAAAGAGTCAATAGCTGTTACACCAGATACAATAAACGAACTTATGCGATATAGGTTCATGGCACAGACAAATCTATTCTTTCTCTGTCACTTACTAGAGCTATATGGTCAAACTACTGTAAATACACATGAGGAGATTTGCAATAAGTTTTTCGTACAGAAAGACCCAACATTTTTGACATTCGATCATTTTGCAGACCAGTACACCGATTTGAAGCAACGCATGTTATTGGTACCCCGTGGCGGATTCAAATCTAGTATTGACATGGCGGATTGCATTCAATGGTTCATTTGTTTTCCCGCTATTACCATTGCTATTCTAACGGGTGTTTTACAATTGGCAAAAGACTTCGTGGGTGAAGTGAAACTACACTGCACTAAAACCGAAGCTGGAACAGATTCAAAAGGCAAATCGTTATACGATGTTCGTCAACTAATGGACAAAAAAACCGGAGAGTGGTCAGACAGTCTTTTTCAAGTACTATTCCCAGAACATTGTTTATCACCGTTAGAAGGCAACCAACTCGAATTTCAGACGCCCGCCGCTGAAGAGTCTAAAGAACCGACAGTTAGAGCGGCATCTATTGATCAGGCTTTGTCAGGCAGTCACTTTAATGTCCTAAAGCTTGATGACGTAATCACAAACGAGAACACAAAAACAGAAGCTCGTATCAAAGACACGATCAAGCAAATTACCATCAACAACGGCTTGCTTAATCCCAACGGATTTTATGATGTTATCGGCACATGGTATGATGAACGTGATTACTACGGCGTCACAATTAAGAAGCTAGAGAGACGCGCCAAAGAGGAAGGCTTACTACAATCCATCACAGGATCAGTAGATAGCGGACGTTTCAATGCTGATTTAAGTTTTAAGATTTATCTTCGCGCTGCTTGGTGGCCTACAGAGGAGGCACTTAAGGCAGGTAAGATTGAAGAAGAAATGACTAAGAGCGATTGGGTATTATGGTTCCCCGAGCGCCTGAGTTATGAGTTTTTGATTAACAAGCAGAAAGATGACTCCGATTTGGATGACGATGAAGGAGACACCGGTTACTTTGCGATTAAATATCTTAACAATCCGCGCAAAGTAAATCGCATCAAGTTTCCAAAAGAACTACTCATGCGACGTACAATTCCGCATACTCAATATCCATCACAGGGAATAGTGGTTACTACTGTAGATACAGCTTACAGCACTAAGGCATGGGCTGATTATACAGTTATTCTAACTGCCCTGATCTTCGGAGGACGCTTCTACATTGTCAACATGGTTAGAGGGAGATTCAATGAATACGACTTGCCCAAAATCATCGCCAACACAGCAAACAAATGGAAACCTAAAAGAATTGCCATTGAGGACTCTGTTGGAGTTAAGTGGATGGGTCGAGAACTTAGACGGGAAATGGACAATCTTAGAATTTCCATACCTGTCGAATTTGTATCCCTTGGACTCGGGTCTAAATTACGATCAAAACAGCTTAAAGCCAAGCCTGTCCTTCGTTTACTAGGCGATGAGCGCTTGTATTTCTTCAACTCCTGTGAAGGTCTTGAGGAAATTTATAACGAAATGACGCAGTTCACAGGAACAAGCGACGACAAGCATGATGATATTGTATCAGCTATATCACTACTGGTAGAACAATTTATTGGATACGCCGATGTAGATAGCCGCGTTAATTCATATCAGACTGATTTTGTGGCCGATCAAAAGGCAAAGGACAAACACGATCAAATATATTTCTTAGGGAAGTACGCAAAGTTCAATGAACTTGGACCCATTGATGACAACCCTAATACACAATTTCAGGTTCAACAGGCGGCACAGCAGAGTATAGATACCACACCAGACGTTGACCCACTCGCTGATTTATTGCGATAGGAGATTGCCATGTCTATTAGCCCCGTTCAGCGGATTAAGGAAGGGATTATAACTCGCTACAAAAAGGAATATCCCGAAGAGAAGGTGTATAGCAAGGCATTTTCCCTATACCTATTAAATAAGTATGCCCGTCTGCTTTACAAGATATATCAGCAAGCCGGAAAGGATAAATAATGCACGTATACATGATCCAAAATTTAGTAAACGGAAAGTGTTATATAGGCCAATATGCTGGTGAAAACTTGTCGGATTATTTGTCATAAGGCGGTGGAGGTAGACTAGGCACGACTAGCATATGCTCATCTGAGACAAGACTTAAAATGTCACTGAGTCGTAGAGGTAAGTCTAAGTCTCCCGAATGGATTAAGAAAATTGGCGATTCCCAACGAGGTCGCAGCTTAAGCCCCGGAGCACATTGCTGCTTTAAGACTTGGACAAAAGGGATGTAAAAAGCCCAAACGTACAGAAGAACATATGAGAAAATTGCTAGAAAGTCGTAAAAGAAATAAACTAGCTAAGTTGCAACTACAGGAGGCATAGAATGGCTCTGTTGGAAAAAGACGGGGTACAAACCCAAGCCGATCTAACTGAAAAAGATTACAATAAACAGGGCGATCTTACCAATTCCGGTGCAGAAGTTAATCTTGTAGTCGGGTCGGCAGGGCAAGCAGAAAAGTTTATTCAGAATAAGCAGTATGCATTGTTATGGCGAGACTCTGATTTGCTATTCCAGTCTCCCCGCCCAATGTCGGTATACGAAAATACATACATCCTTTGCTAAGCGGCTTGGGGATGTCTAAACCTTTTTTAATTGACTTGAACCCTGAAACGGCAACAAGGCGCAAGCAGAGAAATCGTGCAGCGTGAGAGACTAAACAAAGAGGCACTAGAAATAGTGATGCGATAGTCCGTTCTCATGGGAATAAAAACCATGAGAGCTATGCAGAAATGACATAGCTCGACAAGTTACACGGTCGATAACAAGAGAAGAGAGCCGAATGTGCAACGTTTTACTGTTGCCAAGGTTGTTAACGCAATCGTTCCTCAGTTATATAAGGGTCTATTCTACACTGACCCGCCAATGGTATTACGTCCGCGTCCGGGCACATCGCAGAACACTATCGATGCCAAGACCGCACTGTTTTCAACTCTATTGGACGAATGTAATTTCAAAATGGAAACCAAGATAGGGCTTGAGCAAATGGCTCATCTTGGAACCGGTATTTGGAAATGGGGAATCAAATACAAAAAGATCATCACTAGAAAGAGAACGGCTACAGCTACTAAGCTCGAAGCCGGTCCTGAAGGATACAAAGCGACTGCAATGGTGCCCGAAGACAAGGCACCAATGATTGAAAGAAAGACTAGATACGCGCCTCGCCCGTACATTGAAAGCCGCTCCATTGATAGAGTCCTTGTGGACCCTCACACAATGTTCGGTGATATTCGTAGAGCAGATTGGGCCATTGACCAACGGTTCATGGACTTCTATCAGTTCCAAGAACTGTTCAAAGGCATTGCTGCACTACCCGATGGACACCCTGATAAAAAGGGATGGGTCATTCCTAGTGAAACAGAATTGAAAAGCTGGTTTCTACCTCCAACCGATGCTGGTACAGCCGGGGAGTCAACAACTCAACAAGCTGCATATATCAATGGTGTTGTACACCATGCAGAGGACATCAACATACAAGTTACCCCAGACGTTCTAATGAAGAAATTAGAAGTTTTGGAGTATTGGGATAAGAAGCGCAAAATTATTGTCGTCCAGCGTAAAAAGAAACTGTACGCTGGTGAAAATCCATTTGGCATTATCCCGTTCCTATCAGCTAATTGGTGGAATAGACCAAGAGCTTTCTATGGAATGGGGTTGGGCCTGATTGTCGGACAGAATCAGCGTGTAGATCAAGGAACAATCAACGCTATCCTGAAAATCCTGTCGTTTGGTGTGAACCCAATTTACTTGCGTAGACGTGACTCGAACACGCCTCCGCAGATGATTCGCACCGGTCTTGGCAGAATTTTGTCGGTAGATGGTGAAATTGATAAGGCTTTTGGCCTCTTGGAATCACCCAAGGTTCCTTCCGATGTGTGGTCCGCGTTGGCTGAATCCGAGAAAGCTACAGAAAGTAGCTCTGGTGCCGATGCACAACTTGTGCAAGGCTCATCATCAGGTCCAAGATCATCGATGGGACGCACAGCAACAGGTGCGACTAATCTTGCAGGAGCAAGTGCTACACGTCTTGATGGCCCGCTTGATAATTTTATTGAGCAGGTATTCAAGCCTTGGCTTTACATCCTAGATATGTTAGTGTTCGAATACTTCTCGGATGCTGAGATTTACACAATTCTTGGCGATGAGTTGGGCAAGGACTTTGAACTTGATCTACAATCATTCCACGATGGTGTTGTAGAGTTTGAAACCCTAGCCGGTGCGTCACTATCCGCTAAGAGAATCATGGCGCAATCTATGACTCTCATTACTCAACTGTTTGAGACACCCGCGATCCAAGAGCAACTAGCGGACATCAATGAAGAGTATATTGACTTCAAAGAAATCATCAAAATGATGATGGAAGCAAGCGAGTGGAAGAACATTCAGGACATTATTAAGCCTTTGACGCCCGCTATGAAGCAGAAGCGTCAAGCGCAATCACAAGCAGCACAGCAGCAATCTAAACTTGCTACACAGCAAGCCGTAAGCGCACAGAATGCACAACAGAAGTCTAAGCTACAGGCCGAGTCAATCCAAGGACGTATTCAGGAGCGACTGGTAGTAGGAGCCGTTCTGAATAGTGCAAAAGGTGAGGCTAACGAAGGCCAACCTGATACATCAGGTTTAGGTGGCTCAGAAGATACAGTTGAATAAGAACGGTTGAGGGGCAGTGCCCGAATCTAATAAAAAGATAAAATTGCCCCAAATTCCATAAGGAGAGTATGGAGAAGCAGGAAAAGCTAGAATTTAATCCCGAACTAGAATTGGACCGTGGTGAGGTATCGGCACTAGCCGCTATTGTATCACAACCCGGATTTACCGTGTTACAGAAGATTGGTAAAGCGTGTGTCGATCAATTCGTAGTTAAGTGGATAAACCAAGAAAAGCCAGATGATGTCATTCGTGCTCATCATCGTGCAAAAGTTGCTGCACAAGTCTTTACAGCATTGATGCAGCGTATACAATACGAAGTAGAGACGTACGTACAATCACAACCAAACGACAAGCCTATTGAGGCCGGTATCGGTGTAGACTTAGGTGAAACTACCGATCCAGACACGTTTATGGAAGAGGAGCCATTGACATTATGAGTGATACCCAAGTAGCAACACCAGTCGAACAGACATACACATACCAACCAACAGATGCAGAAAACCGCCCTATTGGTGGAAAACAGGTAATCAAGTACACCACACAAGAGGAGCTAGTATCCAAGATTCAAGAGCAGAATATTCTCCTGATTCGTAAGCTTCGTGAGCAGACAAAGAAGGTTCGCCTTGGCATTGAGGAAAGAGAAGACCTTGGAGAGAATCTAGAACATTTTGACGGGCCGGTTGAATTCAAACCACGTGAACTAAGCGTCGAAGAGAATTACGACATTGCGCGTAGACTGACTGATCCGACAACTTCATCAGCGGCAACCGATGAGTTATTGGAAGCACGTCTCGGCGCTCCATTGAATGTAATCGGATCAACTCTACAAAAAACACAGCAAGAAGTCATTACATTGCGTGCAAAGTTAGAGGCCAATTCATTCGTAGCTGAGAACCCGGATTACTACAGGTGCCCTGAGAACTTTGAAGCTATCACATCATGGATGGTTCGTTATGAACTAGCCCCTGTGAAGGAGAACTTCCAGAAAGCCTACGACACACTAAAGGCGCAGGGTCTTCTTGTTGAAGGCGCGGCTCCCGTGCAGACAGCACCGGTTGTAGAAACTCCCGTTGTAACGGAGGCTCCAGCCGTAAACAATACGCAACCTGCTCAAGTCTCTGTACCCGGCTTAGCTAGCGGATTGACCAACGAGGATGCTTCGAATGTTGGAACACCAGTTCCGCTAGGAAGCGATATTACATATGTGCTCAACGGAAACACACTAACCGGTCTCGCTGCCATCGCAGCTATGCCGTCAGAGGAGTACAAATACCGTTTGACACATGACAGAGAGTTCTCAAAGAAAGTCGATCAATTGGAAGCCGCAGCTAGAAAGCCAAGGGGCTAAAATGGTACGAGACTACAAAGAAGAGGACTTTGCTAGTATCCGATCTATTGACGAATTATCTTTTGTTGATCCCGAACCCGAGTGGTTTCTTAAAAAAGCTATCGAGAAGGGTAAGGCATGGGTATTCGAGGAAGATGGTAAGATTCAAGGCTTTCTTGTCGGCAAGATCAAACACGACTCACCGTATGTCCACAACGTCGCGGTGAAGAAAGAATTTAGAAATAAGGGTATCGCAGCCGCGTTGTTCTCCAAATTTGAAGAGCATTACGGTGCAGCCCAGAAACCTGAAAACAAGATGTTTTGGCTTCAGGTGAATTGTAACAATCCCGCGCAAAAACTATACTTCGATTTGGGGTATAGGATTTGTTCGGTGGATGAGAATTATTACGGCTCTGGCGAACATGCTCTTTGTATGTATAAATCAGCTAGACCGCTTGCATTACGGTAAGGGACTTTGACCCTAGATAGGCTAGGTAAATCGTTACCGCCATGGCACTCGCAGTCGGATTACTGTAGAACCACCAATTTGCGTGAGGCAACTTCGGTTGAAGTCTTAACAGAAGGCATCGAAAGTACAGTCGGATTACTGGCATGACTAGATGACGCATCAAGGACATGGGAAATTATTCTCTGGGAGGAGAAGAGTAGTCTACCACTTAAAAGGAAAACTACTAACATGGCCGGTTATAGCCCATCTAGTAATAATCAATCAAATCTGCCTCAGTCAACGGTTCGCTACTACGACAAAAAGTTCCGTGAGAACCTGAAGGCACAGACACCGTTCGTTGCATGTTCGGAGCGTCTGGACCTACCTATGAAGTCTGGTAATCAATATGAACTTTTCATGTATGTTCCTTTGGCTGCTAATACAACGCAGACAACTGAAGGTACAGTTGGAAGTGGTATTGCTGTACAGGTTCTAACTACAACTGCAACAATCGGTGAATATGCAGATTATGCGAACTTCTCAAGTCTATCTTTGGCTACAGCTATTGATAACACTGTTGAGAATGTAGCACGTGAGCTTGCATATCGTCTGGGCGAGTCCCTAAGCGGACTTGTTCGTGCAACTGCTGACGGTGCAAACGCCGTTGACGCAAGCGTACTAACACAGCTTGGTGCAACATCAACCACAGCCTTTACAACCTTGAGCTTGAGCCAAATCCGTAACTCTGTACAGAGTCTAGCGGGTCGTTCAGTTCGTCCGTTTGACGAGGCTTCAAAGACTTTCTGCGGTGTAATTCACCCGTTCGCTCTTGGCGACGTTCTTGCTGACAACAGCAACAACGCACCAATCGACATCCTGAAGCACACGCCAGTGGGTCTAGCCCGCATGGAAGATTTAATTTCTGTTGATCTGACAGAAATGATTGAACTGCCTTCAACCGGCGTTCGCTTCTTCCAGACAAACCAAGTCACAGCAACTACGAATTATAAGGGCGTAACCGGTCTAACAGCCCTACGTACTTATATCTTCGGACGTGACGGCATCTTCAGTATTAAGCTAGGTGCTCAAGGCGATACAGGCTTCGGTGACGGAGAGTGGCAGAACATCAAGTGTAACATCGTGCAAAATGCTGAGCCGACAGTCGCGGACCCCGAAGGGCTAATCCCCGGATGGACAAGCTATCGTGTTCACTTTACCACCAGCCTTGGACCGGATACCACAATTAGGATACGCGAAATCGACGCGGCTTCAGCAATCAGCTAATAAAAAGCTAGCGAAGCAAATTCGATTCACTTATAGGGGTGGGTGCTCTCACCCCTACTTTAAGGAGAAAAATGGGTTTACTAAATCAAGTATTTCAAGGCAATCCTAACATCCTTGGTGTAGTTGCAGCAGGGGGAGCACCAAACTTCCCTAACCTTGCAATCGACACCGTAGATGGTACGATTTTTCTGAGTGCAGGTAACGGATGGGTGCCCCTATCGGGTGTAGCTCAGAAGGCTGTAGCTTCAGCACAGGTAGCGAACAACGCTAACGTGTTGACGTTTACGGCTCCCGTTGCGGGTCTGTACGAAGTTTCACTTTATGGAGTATCAACTAATACCCCAACCGCAGCAACACTACCTGCTTTTACAGTAGTATACACCGACGCGGATTCAAACGCAGTAGTAACAGATACATTGGCATCAGTAGGCTCTGTAGGAGCAGCCGGTGTAGCCAGCCAAGGACGTTTCCTTGTTAATCTTAAAGCCGGTGGAACAGCAGTAGTTGCTACAACTAGTTACAATGCCGGAAGCGGTACGGCGCTTGCATACACCGCCAAGGCTCGCGTAAGCTATCGCGGCTAATCAAATCTAAGGAGAAAACACAATATGACTTTTATTAATGGTCAAACAACAGGTTTGGGCGTTGCCGCGCAGATTTTGGTACCCGGTAATAACGCACCTATCAGCACCAAGAGAGGTTACAACAATGTAACTCTATCTCTATCTGGTGCTGGTGGGTGGCCTACAACTTTTCAATTACAACCAGTCGTTGCCGATGTAGTGGGCACACCTTATTTACAAGGTGCGACGTTCACACTTTCAGCAGTAGCAGCTTCAACGCCGGGGTCATTTGCCCTGACAGCCGTAGCAGCATCTGTTGGCGGAACAGCAGCGTACTCCGGTACGTTTTCTAGCGGCGGATCAAATGCCTATGAGGGTTACACTGTAACTGTCACCGGCTTCACTGGAGCCGCTGCTGTAAACAACGGTACTTTCCAAATCACAGCATCCAACACAACAACACTGACGCTGAACAATCCTAATGCCGTTGCGGTTACCGCAGCCGGTACAGTAGCGTTCCTTCAAGGAACAGCCGTATACACGGGTGTAATCAATGGTGGTGCAGATAATGCATATGCCGGACTTACTTTCGGAGTATCTGGATTTACAGCGGGCGTTCACAACGGTACGTTTATCGCTGTAGCTTCAACCAACACAACTATTACACTAGAGAATGCATCTGCGACAGGAGCAACCCAATCGGCTACTCTTACGTCACAAGAAGTACTTACCCCGGTTGCCAACCAACTAGGTGGTGCTGCAAAGTATGCATTACTAGGGAACTCAGGTATCACAAACTCAGGAAGTTCTGTAATTGCTGGTGGAAATATCGGTTCTTCACCTACAGTTTCAATTACTGGTTTTCCTCCCGGTGTGCTAACGCCTCCTTCCGTAGTTGATAACGGGAACGCAGGACAGGCACAAACTGACCTAGCCGCAGCCATCACCTATTATCAAGGTTTGACACCGACCCTTTCTGGTCTAAGCACATTAAGCACAGAAGGTAACGGGTCTACCGCATCAACCTTTACTCCGGGTGTGTATGTCGGTGCAGCCGGTTTGACAATGGCTACAGGAATTATTCTTGACGCACAAGGCAATCCAAACGCAACATTCGTGTTCGTAGCAGGGTCCACAATCAACCTAGCAAGCGGTCAGACTGTTGCTCTGGTAAATGGCGCACAAGCAGCAAACGTAGTATTCGTAGCAGGAAGTTCATTTACAGCAGTAGCTACTTCAACAGTCAACGGAAACATTCTTGCTGTTGCAAGTATTACTCTTGGCGGTGGAACACTGAATGGTCGCGCACTAGCTAACACAGGTGCCGTGACTATTTCTACTGCTACCGCCGTCACTGCTCCGTTTCAAGCCGTAGACGTATTCGGAAACGAATTGACTTATGTCGCGTGGCCTTCAAGAACAGTGACCGGTCAGACGTACATTCCTTCTGGTACACCTACAGCGGTTGTTACGGTATCCGCAACAGGGCTTCTTACAGCGGTTGCTCGTGGTGCAGTTGAAGTCGAGGTTTCATTCCCGGCCTTCAATAACGCAAGCGGACAAACTGGTGCAGAGCCTTCTGGAGCGGTGATCCCTAAGAATGTGTACCCAAACAACCCTAATGCGGGTCTACCAATGAACAAGATTTACACCAGTGTAAATGTTGAAGTCGTTGCTTAAACAACAAAGAACAAAGAACGAACAAAGAGGCTCTTTAATGCTAGGAGCCTCTTTGGGCACCAAATGCGGATAGAGAAACGCGGTAGAGTATATGTATCATTACCCCGCGTCGGTTGCGCCGAGGAGCATTAACAAGTCTACTTCGGGGACTATGATACGATAATCGTGAGGCCATCCAAGCTAACGATTGTACGAGAATTAGATGTTAAATCAACCTATAAATAAGCTTGCACCGTTTGAAGTCTTAGACGATAATGGTGTGCCGATCATTCAAGTTGATGAAAGAGGCGTTCTCGTAGACGTAATCATTTTCCCAGATGGGAGTACACAATCTAGTGCCGCAGTTAGCAGCACCGATAGTGGAACATTCTAAAGAGGTAGAAACATGGCACTAAATGTAGCATTGCAAGTTTATCGGGGAGTACGGGCGAACCTTGCTGCACTCGCCTCAACAGGAAAGGCAGGAACATTAGCTTGGACTACAGACAGCAATGAACTATTTGTAGATTCAGGATCAGGCACAGGAATTGGAACAGCATGGTTACCAACGGGTAACAGCATTTCTTACTTTACAGCCGCAAATCAGGCTGCAATGGTCGCACTAGCTGCTAAAGTTGGTGACCTAGCAGACCGTACTGATTTAAAGCAAAACTTCATTTTGACAGCGTATCCGGCAAGTACGGTAGGCAATTGGTCGGCTCTTTCGCCCGATGCAAGTGTTACTGGTATTCAAGGACTTGTTTCAGGTACAGCGCATGAATGGGTCAGTTACATAGATTCATCTGGTGTACAGCATTTGACGCAACCAGCGTTTGCTGACATTTCCGGCCAACTTTCACAAGCACAGTTGCCAACAACAATTGGTGCAGGGTCGGCACTAACTTCCGTAGATTGTGGTACTTTCTAATGAGAAACGTACAGTTGCAAATTATCCGTGGTGTATTAGCAAATATGCCAAGTCTCGGCGACGGAGAGTTCTACTTTGCAACCGATAAATGCCAACTTTATATCGGGTTCGGCGGAAACAATCTTCCAATCGGAGGCACTATGTCAGTTCAAATTGCAGACAAAACGAATACTTCGCAGCTACTAGCTGTTCAGTCTGACGGTAGTATATTATCTAATACAGGGGTTAACAAATCACTTGTTTTAAAAACAGGCTCTCTTGTAACTACATCAGTAACCGCAAACCAGAGTATTCTGTCTTATACAGTCACGGCGGCAAAAACATTCTATCTAACTTACTTTGATTTACAGGGAAGACTCACTACCGCATCAGCTACTGCTTCGAATTTGGGAACTGTTAGTGTTTCCATTGGTGGAGTAATCGTTTATCAGGCAGGGTTTAACAACCCAACTACAAGCGATTGCGGGTCACAGTCTGTTAGAATTTACACAAACGCGGCTATTCCAATTGCAGCAGGTACAGTTATTCTTATTGAAGTGACACCCGCTGCTGTAACTTCAATGACGTGGTTAGGAAATCTAGGTGGTTACGAGCAGTAACTAACATAATAAGTCTTTAATACTTTGAGGAGGGTATTATGGAACAATGGGACAACGAACGTGTTGAGGTTGTAAAGCGTCAAAATCAGATACTACGCAAGATGAATCAAAACTTGCGTAGTGCTTTGAAAGCTGCGCTGGAATACAATGACAACTTATTTTTAGAATTATGTAAAGAATCGGAGAACAAAGGCTCCGTTGATGGTTTAGAAAATAAACTATACTAGCGGCCTTGGGGCCGCACTTTTTTGTTGTATAGCGTAAACAATACGCGGTGGATTACCCGGTTGCGTAAACTATACGACTTATGTTTCTTCTGTCAGGTGTGTACAACCGAGTAAGAAACCTGCTACCAACTAGCAACGTTCACTTTAAAGACGTAGTTGAATAGCAGACATGTTATTTGAAAGCTGGAGGGCTTGATGCAACCAACAGCACAGGATATTCAGAAGACCCAAGGAACCCGTCTGAGCGAGACGGCTCCATGGGAAACATATGATAGTGAACTTAGCGGACCTAAAATGTCTCCTGAGTTGGCTGCACAAGTTGCAGCTTATGCAGAGAAGCGCTATCAAGATGCTCCCGTTAGTTCTGAAGCACAAGAAGTGCTTGCAGAGAACCGGGAGATAAACCAAGAAATTGCAAAGCAGTATCAGTGGCTAGACCCAAAGGATTACGCAGACGTTGAGGCTAGAATTGGCAAAGTAATGACTCATGCGGAGTTTATTACCAAGCTGAGACAAGCAGGAGTGACATGCTTTTACAGACAGCATCCACATCCAGATAAAGCAACGTTGCTTTATACTCAAAACGGTTTAGGCGATCCTGAAGTTGCATGTTGGGCACAGTTAGGTCAGATGCCCGAGCTTTCGATTATGAATTTTGACCAGTACGGCGCACCGCTGGCCGAGAGACGCAGAGGATGGCGTACTTGTTTGCTGCAAATCATCCTGAAAGGAATTATCACAGAGGAGACGGCAAATAGAATCTTTGGCAATCCAAGGAATGACGCAGCATTTGCCAGATACAATTCAACACTACAGGCGTTTAGAAATGCTGGTAGCAGGTTGAGCGAATAGGAGAGGAGACTATGAGTAAGCTTAATGATATTGCTGACGGCAACAACGCCAGTCAGGAAACTAAGACATCAACCCCCAAGAGCGAAGTTGAGGCTCTTAATTTGGAAACCGCAAAGCTAGCACATGAAGCGGCACAACTTGCAATTCTTGAAAAGAGAGCAAATCTACAGGACATCGAGGAACGTCTTGCAGAGCGTGAACTAGCGCGTGAACAGAAGAGACAAAAGAGCATCAGCAACGGTCAAATTCTGAAGCAGAATGCTCAAGCCGACACCGCACACCAGAGAAAGTGCAATCACCGTAAAGGTGGTAACGGCGCAGTCGGTGTAGTTGGTGGTCAAGGTGACGACACACAGTATGCAGTTTTGAAGCACACATTTGCCAATGGCGATATGTGGGTACGTTGCCTACGTTGTGGTAAGACATGGAAACCACCGGTTAAGGAGATATTCGCTTCAGAGGAGCTATTCTTGAAGGCAGTCGCAGAGTATGAAGCGGCTGTAAACTTCCAGACTCGTAACGTGGCTTCGGCAGGATGTCAATTCCGTTTCTCCGATAACGGTCAGTATTATAGACAGGTCACTGCAAACACAACGCTGAGATAAACAGGAGAACTAATGGGCGCAGCAGTCGTACAAATTCCATTTACAACTACGGCAGGAGGACCATTTACCCTGCCGCATACTTTAGGTGTGGTTCCCGGTGCGGTGATTTTTGAAATGACCGCTGGAGGAGTTGTATGGTTCCAAACAACTCGATTTGATGCAAATAATTTGTATCTAGTAGCATCTGCTGCCGGGTTGACTGGATACGCGATTGTATTTGCTAGTGCAAGTGGCCCATCATATCTCATTCCCGGACAAGGCAACTCAACCATTCAGCTACAAGAAGTGGTAGATGATGCTTCCACTCTTGGTGATGTGGCACCGGCCTTGGCAACTGGAGGATTTTCACAATCCCCTGCTCTATCGATTGCCAATGACGTTATGCAAGCCATTATCAACGGTGGACCCGGTGGACAGCCTTATAACTGGAAATGGAATCGTTATAATCTGCCTGTGTTCTACACAAACAGTTTACAGCAAGACTACTTCATTCCAAATCTAGTAAACATCGGATGGCTCGAAAGCGCATGGGCTGTAAACATCAATCAAACATCAGTTCCAAAGCAAAACTTCCCAATCGAAGTTGATAAAGACTTGCTACTAACCTATCAGGCAGGTACATACGCGGCAAAGATTGCGTGGCTTCCAAATAGTATGCTTGAGACAGGAACATGGGGAGCACAGCCTCTTGGTCCTACTGCCGGTTTCCCTTCTGGTCAAACAACCGTAGCTGGACCGAATTTAACGGGCCTACAGAACCCCGGACCCGGTGTGATCTATACAAACCCGGTCGGAACGCTGGTGACGCCTTATAACGCAATTACAGCGATTACAGACCCCAACGGGAATCTCTGGTGCTTGACAACATACGGCACATGTAGTAATACACAACCTAGCTGGCCCTCAAGTCCTGTTTATCCTACACTTCGCAATCCCAACCTGATTGCCACAACGGTGACAGATGGTACTTGTGTATGGACGGCGATTAATCCAAAGGGTCAAGGAATGCGTATCAGCCCTGTTCCGCCTCAGTCTGGTGTAGTATGGGCCATTCAAGCGGTTGGTCAGATGGTAGCTCCGCGTTTCCACAGTCTGACTCAATATCTCAACCCATTACCAGATACTATGGAATGGGCATTTAAGCAGGGCTTCTTTGCCGAGTGCTATAGACGTAATCCTGATCCAAAGATACGCGCACGTTTTTCACAAGAGCGTCAACTCTGGCTTGAAGCATTAGATAAAGCAGTCCGTCAGTATGATCGTGAACAGGATGATTTTGGTTTTTATCCCGGCGATCCGTCTGTTATGGACACAGGATGGGGTTTCAATCCTATCTCTCCTGCTATGCCTTTTGGTCCTTGGACTGGATGGTAAAAATTTGGTCAAACAACCTACGGGAGACGTTTTGGCATATCGCCCGTCTCCCGCTTTTCTTTTTATGGAGATACAATGGCATCAAGTTCAATTCAATTACTTCAGACGATAGAATGGGCGCGTCGTTTTATCTTCCAGCGTCGTACAAATTTTGGCAATTTTAATGAACCGGCTATTAGCAGTGCCAATACTGTTCTTCAGACAATAGTAGGACCACCTTTTACATGGCCGTGGAATCGCGTGGTGACTGGATTTATCTGCACTCCGGGTGTACAAGATTATACGATTTTCAACTGGCTTGCCAATACAAACGTAACCGTGGGTTACGTCCTTGTTGATTCAAATGGTAATTGCCAGTCAGTGACTACAGCGGGGCCAACAGGCGGAACAATTCCCACATGGAATACTACTACAGGTCATATTACCACGGATGGATCAGCAGTATGGACTAATCTTGGTCCTATCGGTTTATCTAAAGGATCACCGACATACAGCTTTGGATGGATTGAAACAGCATCAGTGAACGTCCCCAATGTTAATTCTAACGGAACAACGTGGAAGGAGATTGAAACAAAGAATTGTCTTGGTGTAGAGTCCGTAACAGCTCGTCCGCACGATATTGCACCACAATTCATCGATGTAAATGGCAATATTACTTTTAGACTAATGCCCTCCCCTAATCAAGCCTATCAAGTATCTATTGCACTACAGCAAAGACCGACACTGTTCACAGCAATTGATCAAACATGGGGACCGATTCCAGATTCATATAGTCATATTTACAATTGGGGCTTTTTGAGCCTTATGTTCATGTTTGCCGATGATCAAAGATTTCAGTTCGCCAATCAGAAGTTCATTGCACATCTATTGAGCACCAATCAAGGACTCAGTGAGACTGAGCGTAATATTTGGCTTAACAATTGGCAAGCCGTAACAGGTCAACAGATCATTCTTCCTACTGCGCTTCAGCAAGGATTTAGCGGTCGTCAAGCACTATAAGAGGAACCATGATTCCCACATTAGTTCGTACAGCTACATACGGTAACACAGGAGTTGCTACATTTGCAGAGAACACTGCGGGTAATATACTATTCGCCGCCTTTGTGGTATACGGAGGAACTTCTCCTTATTCATTTCCTAGTACTTGTACAGATGAAGCTGGAAATGTGTATCATTTATTGGCAAATGGTGCAATAGGTTCTCCTATTACTGCTTTTGGAGTATATGTGTGCAATTCTTGCGTCACATCTTCTTCAAATAATGTAACTAGTCCGATCAGCGGAACTGTTTCTACTTTTGCAATGGCCTCCGAATTTGAGGGTCCGGGAACTGTTGTCGTTGGTGGTTCTACTATAGGACAAGGTACATCATCGCTATCTCTTACAGGCGTCCCATCTACTGCAATGGCGCTTGGTGTATCCATGTCGATAGGCGGTACGTCGGAAGCTGCTCCCGGTGTGGTAGCACTTTATACCGGAGAACCTACAGGATTTCAATATGATGCATCTATTCCGACACCATCCTATACACAAAACTTCTCATTTTCAGGGGGTTCAGGTAGTGCTGCGTATCTTGTCACGGTCATAGTAACTTTATCGCCGTCTCCATTAATTGTGAAAAAGTTTGTTAACGCAGACGGTACACCGATTGCAAATGGAAAGGTTTTAATGCGCTTGAGCCAAGATGGTTCGGTCGGGGATGAGCAAATACAATCTAATTTTACAACACTTGTGCTAGATAATACAGGCACGGTCGTTGGGTCGCCGGTATTCTGGCAAAATTCTGCTATCAATCCACCCGGAACCTACTATATCCAAAAAGTATTTAGCGCCAGTGGACAACGAGTTTCTGGCCCTTCTGTAGTAATCGTTTAGGAGATTTAATGAAGTTTTTGAAACTATTAGGTACAGCAGTCTTATTCATGGCGTCATTGATGCCTATAGCTGCACAACAACCACAGACTCATACTGATCCCCCATTTGCTACGAATTCTAATTGGGTTAACGGAGTTGCTCCGGGATATGCACCAACTATCGGAAGTGGTCTGACCCTTGATCTTGGAGGAGGAACTTCTGATTGCAATAATACAATCGTGGAGTATGCGGGTGGAACATTATCCCTAGCTAATAACACAACTAACTATGTGTATCTTAATACCGGCTCTAGTTGTGCCCCTACTTCAAATACATCTGGGTTCACTTCAAATTACCTACCCATTGCTGTTGTCGTGACATCTGGCGGTGCAATCACCAGCGTTGACGATGTGCGTACATACTTCTCGTACAGACCCGGTTCAGCAGGATCGGGCACACAGGTCAGCCTTAATAGCGGTGCGGCCCAATCATCCCTAGCCGTTACAGGCTTTATGCCACAAACATGCATTGATACAACGGGCAATGATTTGGATCAAAGTTGTACTACTGCAAATACATTTGTTCCCCAAAATGGCAATTGTTTTGTGTATTACACGGCTGTAACTAACAACAGTCCATCGTTCAACATCAGCATTAATGGTTCTTCAAATATACCAGTTGCTATGCCATCGGCTAACGGATTTACTACTACATTAAATGATTTTTCATTTCCTACTAGTACTCCTGTCATGATGTGCTATGACGGTGTAAATCTAAACGCATCGCCGTCTGGTACAACTCCCGGAGGATTTTTAACAGGCTATCAAGTAACTAAATCCGGTCTTTTGACCATTGAAGTCGCTGCTGGAAACGTAAATTGTGCAGGATCACTTGTAAACTCTCCTCAACAACAATTTACATTAACACCAAGTTCCAATAACTATGTGTTTTTGGACACATCAGCCAGTTGTGCGCTGACAGTTAATACTACCGGATTTGGAATAAACAATATACCAATTTCTCTAATAACAACTACTCTTGCTATCTCAAGTATACAAGACCAGCGTACATTATTTGCATATAACCCCGCCCTCAGTTTCCCCGGAGCAGGGGTAGCTAACTCTACAGGCACTGGTTGGGGTACTAGTTATCAAGTTGGTATTTCAGCGAATGATCTTGTACAGCTAAACGGTTCTGCACAACTTCCAGCACTGAATGGATCACTGCTTACAAATCTAGCATTCATGAGTTTATCGACAATTGGAACGACTGGACCGGCGTCTCTTAGTAGCGGTGTATTGAACATCCCTAACTATTCAGGCGGGGGTGGAGGCGGAAACATTCCGTCAAATGCGATCTTTGCTTTTGTGCCCACATCGTCCAGCGACGACGATAATCACGTTCTTAGTTCCGCTGTAGCGCTGACCAGTTGGAGCACATCAGGTAGCACTACGACAGTGATTAACACGGGAACCAATAACTTCAGTGCTGGTCAATGGGTTAGTATGCGCTTCGCCACCAGCTTCCCCGGCTCTCCGCACGGCTTCCAGTTTTATAAGGTGCTTTCGGCGGGTCTAACCTCGACTCACTTTGAATTGGATACCACAGGAGTTTCAGCGGGCACCTGTGCCTCCACTTGTGGTAGCGCGTATAGTGCTACACCATACCTGCCATTCTCCACTACTGGAGCACCGGGTATGCCCACAGCGGCGGCGACCAGTAACACCTACGCCTTCTGTGCTGGAAATGACCCAAGCGGAAACCCATGCACGTTGTACGGGATGGAAACGAACTACTCCACAATCCTGCACTCTATCAGCCCCGCTGTGACTGGCCAGCCCGGATACCTGATTGTCTTTTCACCGAACAACGATTTAGGTCTGGGATACACCCTAGCCAACATCAAGACGTACTATCAGGCGCTTTTCTCTGCTGCCCACGCTGACGGCTGGACAATCGTCGTTTCTTCTCCTACCGGCGCGAACTTTAACCAAAGCTCTGCCCCTAGTGCATTCGCTAATCAAATAGCTCTTGATGAATGGCTGCGCGGACAGGGTAAATCTACGGTACAGGCCGCATCCCCCGGATCGGCGCAGTATTGGGATATCTGGACAGACGTTGGTAACACGCTCTGGGACGGATCAAACACGGACATGATTGCAGCGAACACCGGTCTGGGTCCAACAGGCGCGAAGCTGGCTGGAATCACCATTGCCTCAGACATGGAAAACGCTAACGGGCGTCCACTACAGCAACGCACACTTTGGTGGGCGGGTCCAGTAGGCGGCGGCTCTACGGGGAACAACGGGTATGTATTCACCGTTGGACCAGCGGGTGTTCCTACTGCGGCGTGGCGTTGGATGGACTTCGGCCTTGCCAACACCTATGCAGAACTGAGCACTAGCGGCGTCCTATCAGCGGGTCAGATATGGGCAGGCAGTATTCATGCTGGTAGTTGTCCCGGTGGAAGACCGTTTTGCACTTCAGGTGGCCTAAACATTGATAACACGAATAACATCTGGAGTGTTGCGGGCATCGTTGCGGCTTCTGGACCATCGAACGCAAACTGCTGGAACACTAACGGCGGTGTGATAACGGGGTGTGGCGGCGCTGCGGTCTGGGGTAGCATCACGGGAACACTCTCTTCACAGACCGACCTTCAAACCGCGCTCAACGCCAAGGCACCCACAGCTTCACCGACTTTCACCGGGACGCCGGACGCAAGCGGCGCGACACAATTCAAACTCCCGGTAGCCGGAGGCGGGGCAAGTGCTGCTAATGGCGAAATTATCTACGACTCAACGAACAAGAATTGGCATCTATGGGTCAACGGAGCGGATGAGATTCTGGCACCGCTTGCCACAGGGTTCACGAGTGGGCACTGCGGTCAGCCAACATTGACAGGCGGCTCATGGTCGATTGCCGATGCAGGAGGCGCGTGCGGAACTTCAGGAGGCACGGGTACCGTACAGGATGGGGCAGGAACGTCCACGCCACTACAATTCCCTGAGTCCACTTCGACGCCGCATGTGCTGCAATACCGCACACCGTCACAAGCTCTTGGAGACATGGGCGCGGCACCGGCTTTAGCATGTACAACGGTAAGTTCTCTGAGTCCGGCGAACAATGGTTGCTACAACCTCTCGACTTCATCTTCAACGGCGATGCCTGCGGCCAGTGCGTTCACTATTTTCAAAATCACTACCCAGAGCGGAGAGACGGCGACTTTGACAGGAACAACGCTGACGGCCAACGCTGGATGCTCCAGTTATCTTTCTGGAACAACACTGGCGCTGACAGGTAATCAGAGCATAATTGTGCAATCGGATGGAACGAATATCTGGGCTACTTGTACATTCACTTCTTCTGGTGGAGCGTGGACGCAGATTCAGTCGCAGACCGTTTCTGGAACCCCCGGTTCTATGACCTTTAGTTCTATTCCCGGAGGTTACAACTCTCTGAATCTTCGCTGTATATTGACTGACTCCTCCGGGCTAAACAACGCAAATCTTACCTTTAATGGCGACACCACAGCCGGTCATTATTGGTGGACAAGCGTTTATGTGGACCCGGCTACAACTCCATCAAAAGGAGGCAGCGCTAGCGATTCGAAGATCGGTGGCCCGGAAGTGAACGCATCACCTGACGCATCGCAAGCGGTATTTGATATCGTGGGCTATGCTCTGACATCGGTAAACAAGACGGTCTACATAAGCAATCCTTCCCCATTCACGGGAGGCAGCACTATGACGGGACTCGATATTTACGGTGCTTGGAAGTCAACAGCAGCGATCACTTCTCTCACACTTACTATGAGTTCCAGCACACTTTCAGGTGGCGTATGTACGTTGTACGGGATTAATTAGGAAAACAGTATGAGACTACGCTTTATCATTCCGCTGCTTCTACTCTGCTCGACTGCATGGGCTACAACGCGCAACGCTGCTTCGTGCTCTGCAACTGACGTACAGGCTGCAATCAACGCTTCATCTACTGGTGATCTTGTGACTGTCACAGGCCCGTGTACAGCGGCATGGGGAACGCAAGTGACCCTTTCCGCGTCAGCGGGGATCACGGTTCAGGCCATTACCGGAACAGTGACAGTGACCACAGACGGCTTTGTGCTGAACATGGGCACTCAGTCTAGCCGTATCACCGGCTTCACGTTCACTCAAAACACTGCTTCTTGCAGCAGTGCGACTACTCCCGTTGTAACATCTGGCGGGTCGTTGTCTTCGGCTCCGTTCCGCATCGATCACAACACCTTCACCAACACTAACCAAGTGATTGACGTGTGTATTAACGGAGTAGATGGACTGATCGATCACAACACCTTCAACATCGGCGGTGCATCCGAAGTCATCCACCTTAACGACCAAGGTGGAGGCTCTGGGACGTGGGCCGATGATGTGAAACCGGGCGGGTCGCGTCAGACCTATATAGAGACGAACGTGTTTAACAACACTGATAACACGTTCCTCTGTTCGGCGGAAGAGTCTTACAACGACGCACAGCTTGTCTTTCGAGACAATACCATGAAGGGGTGCCAGAACGATATTCACGATGGATCGAACGGTGGCCGTTGGGCCGAGGTTTACAACAATACCTACCAGCTTGGGTCGCTCGGCTCATTGGCGAACTTTGTCCAGTGGCGCGGAGGCTCGGGAGTATTTTTCGGCAATCATAAGAGCACTTCTTCGGTAACGCAGTTCGGACCTGACTGCCCTTCATCCGATACCTGTTCGGGAAGTTGGATTGTCCCGAGGCAGGTAGGTGCAGGGATCAACGAGACAACGCATTCACCAGCTTATATCTGGGGTAACGACTCGGGCATGTCACCCACACCGCTTGGAGCGCCGGACGTTCCTTTTGTGATCGGTGGAACGGCGGCAGTGGACGCGACCAATTGTTCGGCTCACGCCGGGAACGTTTGTGATTACGTAGTAACCGTATCACAGCCGGTAACGCTGGTTAGGTGCCAATCGGCAGCAGACATTAGCGCAGGATGCCCTGTAAGCTACTCGTATACGCCGTTTACCTATCCCTATCCGCTGACGGCAAACGGAATGCCGGACCCAAATGGAGGGGCGCTCACACCCGCGTCTCCGCAGAATTTACTATAACTTCCCGCTTTGTTATAAGGAGAGATATGAAAGTATTTTTTTCATGGTTAAAATCAGCTTACAGCGAGTCGGACGGCAGCGGCTCGTCCACTCGTATCCACATGACCGCACTCATCGCATTTGTGATCGGAGTGGGACTAGCCTTCGGTGTCGCTACTCACGAAAAGAAATTCACCATCGAGCAATTTGATGGATTTTTAGGAGCAGGAGCTACATTTATTGTAACCACTTGTGGTCCTTTATACGGACTGAATAAAGCTTCAGACGTTCTGAATAAGAAAAACAATAACGACGATAAAGGAACTCAACAACCCGGAGTATAACTCATGTCAACAGTCAATCAAATCGTAGGTGGGGCGTTTCAAAACGCACAGGGAAACGTCCTAGCAAATGGTTATTTACTGTTTGAATTGAGCCAAGACGGAATTGTGAATACGACTACTAAGGTTTGCGCGGGATACAAAATACGTGTCCCGCTCAACTCTAGCGGCAGTGTCGCGTCATCACCGGCCTACTCCCTTTGGCCTAACAACGTACTAATACCAAGCAACACATTCTACACATTGTCCGCATATTCGGCATCCGGGCAACTAGTATGGGGACCAAATCCTGTAGTAATTACTAGCAGCCCAAGCCCTTTTGATTTAGGGACATTAATACCGGGAGATATTAACCCATGAGTAACAACCTAGCTTTGGCCGGTGCAACTCCAAATAAGCAGCCTAGATTTGCTCCAATCTTTACTTCAAGATTCTTTTCGGGCCTTTGGACAAATCGTTCTCCTCTACGAGATGCTACAACTAGCCGTATTGTGGAAAAGTTCTACGGTCAAGCCGGGGATGCACTCATTGCTGGATCAAATGTAGAAATTACGAACAAATTAACCCTAGCTCGTAGACCCGGTACAAGTGTATATGATTCCAATATCTATACCGGAGTGGATCGTTTCTATTCATTTCGTTTGTTCAGTCCTACAACGGAACAAATCGATGTAATGATTGACCAAGCCAATGCTATCTATTCACTGTATGCTGGAACCAAAAGCCTTGTATTCACTAAAAGTGCCGGTGCCGGTCAAGCGTACATGCAATCAGTGGGTAACATCCTGTTCTGGGGCGACAGTGTAGATAACAAAAAGTGGCTACAAACTCTGTTCACATGGAACGGTACTACTACACTTGGACTAGCAGGTAGCCCGTTTTTCACCACATTTTTGATTGATCCTAACGGCAATATCGAACAGCTAGTCGGTTCATTTGTGCAATGCAGCGCAATTGCATGGGGATCAGGTACATTAACGGCAACCGTTACTACTAATCCCGTTGGTACAATCGCAATAGGCGATACCATTACGTTTCCTTCTACAATGACTGCAACTGATTTGGAGGGACAAAATCTAGTAGTTACCGGTGTAACCTCTACCACACTAACTTTTGCATACATCAATTTAACTACACCTACATATTCGGGAGCAGAATCGAATGTAGTGCTGTCTGATATTGGATCAGGTACTCCCACAACTAGCGGATCAACGCCAACATGGAGTACAACTATACCTAACGCTGGTAATAACTTTGCGGGAGGTATTACGTATGATGGATCAGTCATTTGGGTTAACAGAGGAGCGCCTGTCGAAAATTGGGGCATTGATATCAGTGCTGGTACTCAACTTAAGAACATTGGTCCGTCTTCACCAAGTGTAACGGAGACTATAGCGGGAGGAGGGGCCGGATCGACTATTACCTCTCCCGGTCCACCAGATGACAACAACACTACGACGACATTCTCAGGATTTGCGTCTGCTTCGGTTTCAGAAAACGTGGTTGTAGCTTTTACCCTGAATGCTACATCTACACTGACCTATCCAAGTAGCCCCGACACATCAGGTTGTGAAAACACCATTTTCATTAATATATCAGTAGATGGTGGTGTAACTTTTTTAACCTATGCAACGTATACTTTTAACATTTTAGGGTCAATTCTGACCGGTGGTGTACAGACATTAGTGAATGTTCCGGTCAGTCTGACAGTGAGTGGATGCTCGAATTTATCCACATTACAGGTACAGTTAAGTGCAACATCATCTATTAGCACATTAGTAGGCACTGGATATTCAGCCACATTGTCATCAACAATTGGTACGATTAGTGCAAGTACTGGAAACAATGCTGTGACATGGGCACCTAGCACTGCTTATGGCGTTGGTGAAGTAGCAATTGACAGAAACAGTAATCTTCAAACAGTAACGACTGGCGGCACTTCTGGGGCTACAGAACCTAACTGGAGCACGGTCCTCGGGGGTTCAACAACCGACAATACTGTTATCTGGGAAACCACATACATACAGGCCATTTCAGCATCTAACGGCGGGTATGAATATGCCATAGCTCTGGTAAATAGTTTGGATAACACTGTATCTAATGCTACCATATTGTCGCAATCTACTGGTGACTTTAGCGGAGCACAGGGTATCTTAATTCCTGCCGGGGCAGGATTACCCCCAATTGCACAGATTGATCCACAGGCTGATTATGTAGCCATCTTTAGAACTACAGACGGGCAAAGCGCCCCGTTCCTGATTCCCGGTCCCGGTAATTATCCATGGACCATACCGCTTTCACAATATCTAGCTAGCGGTTATTTGGATCATACACTCGATACACAACTAAACAATGAAATATCAGCAGCCATTTTAGGTGAAAATACACCACCCGGAGCCGGTGCTATCAATTTGACTTATCATCTTGATCGTATTTGGTACAGTATCGGGAACACTGTATACTGGACAACAGGACCGGCTACTCCGGTAGGAAATGGAGTTAACGGCACATCACCGTTGAATTTCTCGTCTTTACCGTCGTTGGTGAAACGTATCGTGCCTACCTCTACCGGTGCTTTGATCTTTACGGTGTCCGATATTTACATTATTCAGGGTAACGGGACAACAGCGAGTCCTATTCAAAGCGCCCTACCTCTAATTCCGGGGGTAGGCTTACTAAGTTATAATGCCTTAGCTTTGAATGGACCTACTATTGGATTCTTTACTACGGACAACCAGTTCATCATTCTGGACCCATCTGCGGGCGTTTCATACGCAGGATTGCCAATCGGGGATCAATTTAGACAATCAAATGGACAACCCGGAACCAACTGGAATCCAGCGAATGTCTATGTAACATGGCATGTGGAGGGGGAAGACCAAGCATGGTACGTGGCTGACGGTCAGTTCGGTTGGTACAGATTGATGTCAGCCCCTGCCCCTGAGAGTGGGTATCCGTGGGCACCTTTTGCCACTATCACGAACGGCGTAAAGGCAGTACAGAGCATTGAAGTAACACCGGGCGTGCATCGCCTACTACTTGGACCTATTGGTACCGGTGAACTATTACAACGAAACCTGTCTGTGTTTGCAGATAACGGTATACCATATCCTGCTAACGCAACGATTGGGTCTATTGTTCTTGCACAGCCCGGACAGGTAGCGGAAGTCGCTCACATCACAATCGATGCTGTGAGAGTCGGTGCTCCCGTGGTTCTAGGATTGATGATCGATGAGGCGTTGCCGTATTATACCGGTCCTATTGATATTCTAAAGGAGTGGGAATCCGATCCACCTAACTTATCACAAAGTAGATCATTCTATCGCCAGCGCTTCTACCTATCAAACAGTGAAGAGGATGAAGCCGCAGTGATGCGCGATTGTCAGGTGCAGATTATTTTCTCACCATACGACATCGTCCAGAACGAGTTGCTTACTGTAACGTTGTTCGGAGCATATAGCCAAGAGCTATAAGGAGTAACTTTGCCATCAATTGCGGATCGTTTAGGAGCAGATATGAGTAACTATACTTCTGCTACGATGAAACCAACACCATCAACCCCGACTTCTGTAACTTCAACGGATCAGGAGCCGGGGTTGAATATATATCTAAGATGTCCACTGCCTCCTATATGGCAGAGCAGTCCAGATGCGTTGCGCCAGTTTTATAATAACAATCGCGTTCCGCAAACTAGACTCTTCAATCCGGTAAAATCGTAAGGATATAATGATTACAAGTCGCTACATCACAAAAGATGATTATCCGCTGTTAGCTAATAGTCTTGCCTCAGATGAGTATCACAAAGATACAACTCCTGATTTTTTCTATGAGGAAGGTACGGTGTGCTCAGTGTTCGAAGATGACAATGGGCCGGTACTATTTGCCAAGGCTACACCAATTATACAGGAAGGAGTTGTAATCATAAAGCAAGATATTCAGTACATAAACAATAACGATGCAAGACGTAATATGAAAACCATGCTGGCAGGTTTTCATATTATTGAACAACGTGCGCGTGAGAATGGCATTGCCGGGTTTCTTTTTGTAAGCAACGCTCCGCTACTTAGAAAGTTCTGCGTCAAGAGATTAGGGTTCTACGAAATAAACGACGAAGTGCTAGGCAAGATCATACAACCACTTGACTGCACAGGCAGGGATGAGGTATAATGAGAATTCATACTAGAACAGTTTGGCAATGGTCAGACGAGCGTAAACAATACGCAAAAGTAGCTGATAACTTCTATGAGTACGAAGGCCCGGTATCTTCCGCGTGTGGCGCAAGTTCGCAACAAACTCAGATTGAACAAGGTCAACAGAACTTGTTCCAACAACTTCAAACCCAAGCTACAGCGGTTTTCGGCGCATCATCCCAAGTATTCAATAGTTTGATGAGCACATATGCCCCAATCGTTGCAGCGGGGCCTGATCAAAACGGATTTAGTCCGCAGTTGACAGCCAACCTAAACTCACAGGCTATTACACAGACAGGCGTTAATTACAAGAATGCTAAAGCCGCTCTGGGTAATGAAGAGGCCGCACAAGGAGGAGGTAATGCTACATTACCAAACGGAGCAGCAGTTGGTGCTGATTTAAGTCTCGCAGAAAGTGCGGCAAATCAGACATCAGGTGAGTTAAGTCAGATCACTCAAGCAGGGTACGCTCAAGGTAACAAGAATTACGAGGAAGCTGTTGCCGGTGAGCAAAACGCGCCTAACGTGTTTGGTGCAGCGAGTAATGCAGGAAGTGTGGCGTCAAGCTCTGGCGGCGAGGCCGCTAATACAGCTAACCAGATTGCACAGGAAAATAATAGTTGGGTTAACGCAGCTATCGGGGCATTGGGCGGAATTGCCGGTAGCGCAGTTGGCGGTTGGGCCAAAGGTTTAGGTAGTAACAAAACTGCGGCACCCACGCCAGCACCTAGCGGTACAGGCGGATAATACTCTTAAGGATAAAACATGACGCAACCTACAACACCATCACAATATCAAGGTACATCGAATCCACCTAACGGTGGGGATGTAACAGACGTGTCTACTCCTGAGTCAAATGATCAGACGGTGGTAGACGCTACTGGACCTAATACCCCACCCTCTCAGCCACAGACTCCTGTCGCAAATATTCCTACACCGGGTGGAGCAGCCCCTACACAGGGTCCGCAGACTCCGGGACAGCCCCAAGGTCCACCGGGACAACCCGGAGGCTTACAAGGGAGCTTACCAAAGCCTCCACCACCAAGTCCTGCTCAAATACAGAATGCCGTACAACAGGCGAAAAAGACTCAAGCTGTAGGTAAAGCCAGTATATTTCATGATGTAGCAGAGACACTAGCGGGTGGTCCTCAGTACAACTACACAGTGGATGCATATGGTAATATGCAGAAGACTAAGGTTCCGGTGAGCGGTGCTCATCTCGCCCTAGCAATCGCAATGGAAGCGTTGAGCGGGGCCGCTACCGGCTTTGCTAACGGCCAAGGTCCGGGAGGAGCCGCACGCGCTGCCGGTGCGTCATTTAAGCAGGGTCAAGAACAGATTCAAGCAGCCGATGCACTTAAGCAGAAACAAGCAAGTGATGACTTTGCACGTAAGGCCCAGACTACCGAACTTAACATGCGTATGTACTCAACTGCGCTTCAAGCCGGTAAGATGGATTTTGAATTGAATACTGAAGTAGATAAACAGTGGGAACCTACTTTAACCAATTTACAACTAAAGGCACCCGGATTTATTGAAGGGCCTATTACGGCGCAAGAAGCCATTAAAATAGGTAATGTAACCCGCGATAGTTTGATTCCGGCAAAAACTGTTCCTCGCCTTGATGGTAGTGGTAATCAAGTTGAAATTAATGGAATAAAACAATGGAATCATTTATTTTATATGGTCAAGCCCGGAGTTAAGCTATCCAATCTATTTACTCCTCAAGATTTAGAGGACGCGAAGAAATGGGGGTTTTCTTGGGGTAATAATGATCGTATTATCGATTCACCTATAGACTTAAATCTGTATATGAATCTTAAATCTCAGTTAGTACAGTTAAACGTGGCTGATAAAACATTTCAACAGGAATTTGATAAGTATGATTCGTCAAAAGGTGGTGGATACAAAATCGGCAATGATGTCCCGGTTACCGGTAAATTTGATGATGTTATCAATAGCGAGTCCAAAGATGCTGGTATTGATCCACGCTTTACAAGAGCCTTAATCGGTGAAGAAAGTAGTGGCAATCCTACAGCTACAAGTCCTACCGGTGTAAAAGGCATTATGCAGGTTACACTGGCTACGGGCAAGAAGTACGGTATCAATAATGACGATGACCGTGATGACCCGAATAAGAGCATTCATGCCGGGACTCATTACTTCTCAGACCTGTTGAATCAGTTCAAGGACCCTAAGCTAGCCATTGCCGCATACTACAGCGGCCCACAAGCTATTAAGGATGGAAAGATTGTAGACACTAGTGATCATACCGCAGCAGATACGCAGCGTTATGTAAGTCAGGTTACCGGTCGTTTAGGACTAACAGCCCAAGACTCAACTGAAGGGGGCAAGCCCGAGCGTATGTCATTGGATCAGTGGACTGCAAAATATCCGCAGACCCGTAACGATATTGAAGCATTCATGGGTGCAGTAAATTCACCAAACAATCCGAATGAAACCGGACTATATGCACCGGCCTTGAATCATCTAGCACAGACGAATCCACAGGCAGCGGGTAATATTGCTGCGTTTCTGAATCAAGGTGACCCCGATTTCATCAAGAACCACGATGATGATTTGGTTACACAGGCTGAAGCACGCAAGGCACAAGTACAAACAGACGCCTTGGATCAGCGAAATGAGAATAAGCAAGCTCAAGATGAACGTCTAGCAACGATTACCCAGAGCTATTTGAAACCACCTACGGATAATTTTACACTTGATCCGACGATTGTATCTATGGACTCAAATGATGCTCAGACGGCATTAAAAAACGCTGGTGTACGAATTCCTACAAACTTCGGTGCTCTATGGCAGGTAGCCCACTATAAAGCTCCTGCAAGTATCCTACCAGCTAGAACATGGCAGAAAGGTGCTCCGAATGAAATGGATGCTCAGACCGGACTTTCATATATTCAGCAGTTCGTGAATCCGGGATATGATCAGAAGAATTATCAGACGGCTCAAAAAATTCGTCTTGAAAATGCTTCCGGCAATTCGAAGAACGGAGCATCTATTCAAAACGCTGGAGTCGCGGCTCAGCACTTAACGCTATTGAAACAAGCTGGTGATGCACTGGCACAGGGCAATATCCCTATAGCTAATAGTGCGCTTAACCAGTTAAGCAAGGCACTTGGTCAACCCGGTCTTACGACTTATGAAGCTTTGCTTCCTATCGTATCACAGGAAGTTGGTAAAGTTGCCGCTGGCGGAACTGTTCCATACGAACAAGCGGTCAGTAAAGCAGAAAGTGCATTTGATCAGAAGCAATCTCCGCAACAGAGAGAGGCCGCTATCAACGGCGTGATTGGTCTTATGTATGGACGTATTAAAGCTATTGATGAGAATACATATGACAACCTACAGGAGCATTTGAATAACGTGCCTTCGGAAGCGACTGACTTATTCCAAAAAGCTGGCTTTGATACCCCGTGGATACCACAGCCTAAACCGCCAGTACAAGGTGCTGTACCGGGTTACCAAAACGGTAAATTGGTCGGATGGCAATTACCTAACGGTCAAAAGGTTCCTGCAAACTGGAAACCACAGCCGTCACAATCACAACAGCCACAACAGCCACAGGGCGGCGACCTAAACGGAATCTCGCCTCAACAACCACAACAATAGAGGGTTAAATGGATAACCAGAATCCACAAAGTACAGACTTGAACAGCCCGGATATCAAATGGGGCGCTCAGCCACAGAACGCGCCCGATTTGAATAGTCCTAATATTCAATGGGGAAAACCCGGCATGGCAGCGCCTAATGAACCTGCTACCGCTCCTGCAAAGCCCGACCTTATGCAGGGTGTAAAAGACATTAGCGGAGTTGCAGCAGGTATTGGAGAAGGTTTATCAGGTACACTAGCCGGGGTAACTGATCTTGCTCATAAAATTCCCCTCTCGCCTTTGGGACCGCTGGCACTTGCTGATAAATTAGCCGGTGGAAAAATAAGCAGTACTCTACACGGTCTTGCGAGTGGTAGCGGAGAAAACGGTGCTCCAACAAAACCAGAAGAGTTTGGACAGGACGTTGAAACCATTGGGGAATTTCTACTTACCGATGCAGCTTTGAAGGGACTGTCAGTTGCCGATAAGCTAACGCAAGTTTCCAAAGTAATGAAGTATATTGAGAAATCACCAAAACTTGCTCAAACACTTCGTCTTGGAATTAATGTTGGTAAGGCTGGTATTGAGTTAGGTCCAGAGGAACGCGCTATACTTCAGAAGTATCCTGTACTTGCCCGTTTAGCCGGTGTCGGAATGGACGCTATTCGTCACGGCACGATTCAAGGTGCTCAGACATTAGCGAAAACTGACGGTGATATAGAAGAAGCCGCAAAGAGCGGCGGTACTATGGCCTTGGGATCAGCATTTATCGGTGCGCCGTTAGGTATCGCTGGTGGATTGCTCGACAAAGTAGGACAGGCAGCGGATACTGTTAATGACGTTCGTACTGGTTTACAAGGCAACGCGCCTACACAGGCCGATGTAGAAGGACAGTTGAAGCAGACAACTGAGAATGCAGTAGCGCCACAAATCAACGCGGCTCAGCAAGCTCAACAAGAGGCAGAAGAAAGAATTGCAGGAGCAGCATCAGTGCCAGAATCTCTTGCAGCTAACGCACCAACTAACGAAGCCATTACCTCATCTACTCAGAAAGCTGTAAAAGCAGCCCATACTAACTTGATGAATTCGTATGGTGTGGGATTAGACTCACTAAAGAATGTAGCACAAGGTCAGACTCTTAACTATGCAGATAGTCCTCTACAGAAGGCTGCACAATCTCTGCTTGACAAAGGTAGCAATGAGACAAAACCGCTAGATGCCGCGTTCGATGTAAACAGGCCGGGTTCAGAAAAAGCCAATCATATGCTTAGTCTGTTGAATGATCCTTACGCAGATGAAAATGAAGAGAGCATAGCAGACGCCAAGAAGTTGTCTACGGATGGGGCCAAAGTACCCGCCTCTATTAAGACACTAGAAACACATCCGGTTAAGCTGGATATGCAAGAGCTTGTGGATAGACGCAAGAAGGTTGGTGAGTTACTTCGCAATACAGGATGGCAGACAGACGAACAACGTGCCGATAGAAACATCTACAAGACTCTACTTCAGGGCACAGATGATTCTATCCAACAACTTGTTGAGAAGTCCGGCAATCCCGATGCGATTCAGACTCTTCAAAAAATGAACAACGACTATCGCACCGGTATTAGACGCTTCGATAATAACGATGTTCAGGCGTTGTTACGCGGAGATGCTAATGATGTCGCAAAGAGATTAATGGGCGGCGGAACAAGTGTCAACGACATCAATACAGTACGCGACACTATTGGTTCCCCTGCATTCAAGCAGCTAGCAGATTCATCCATACAGCGTATGGCAGCAGATGCAATTGATAAGACAACGGGCCAATTTAGCTTTGATGCATTTTTCAAGAATTGGAATCGTATTCCGTCAGACGTTCGCACGGCCATGTTCCAAGACTCAATGAAAGCAGGGTCTTTACAAAACGCCATTATGCAGGTCCAAAAGACAAATGCATCCGGCGTGATCCCGGAATCTCTTGCCCAGATTAAAGCAGCAACAGATACAGTATCAGACATCCTTGGTAATGGAAGCATTGATTCGTTGCTAAAAGACCCAGAGCGCGTGCAGAATCTTGCACAGCTTGTGGGACCAGAGGCCATGTCTGATCTAGGCAAGACGGTTCTACAGAATCAACTACGCGAGGCAAGCACAGACGGAACAGGTAACATCAAGAACGTCAATACCGATAAGTTTTTGAAATTCGTAGCATCGCTTAAGGATTCACCAGAAGTGGTTGATGCGCTGTTTAGACCTACCCCTGAGACAGCCGCAGCATATGACAAACTGCTAGCTAGTATACATAATGTGAGCCGCGTCAAGGAAATGGTAAAACTAGGCATAATTACTCCTACGATTGGTGCAGCAATTGGGGGTGCTATCGGGCACACCGGATTTTCATTAGTACTTGGTGCAGCAGCAACAGAAGCAGCCGGTGGATCAGTATCATTTGCGCGTGATATGTTGGATCGCATTGCTAACAGTCCGCAGACTTGGAATACGTTGAAGTTCTTGGACACAGCAGCTAAGAGTAAAATAGCCGGTGGTATTAGCAAACTTGGTAGATATGCAGCCGGTAAGACTGCCAGAGCAGTAGGTCCATACCTTAAGAATATTTATAGTCAGACCGGAAGCTCTCTTGGCGGTACAACACCAAATTCTCCTGTCACACCTAGTAGTAATCAGAGCAACAGTTTTTTTGAGTCAGCCGGGGCCTCAACGGAACCCGGCGCACTCGTGATGCAGCTACCAAAAGAAATTCAAACATTGGTAGATAAGTATGCAAACAAATACTCTGTGCCTACGAATCTTGCCCGTGCTGTGATCTTCCACGAATCAAGTGGTAATCCAAACGCGACCGGTAAGACTACATCAAAAGGTCAAGCTAAAGGTCTTGGACAGTTGTTGCCACACACTGCTGAAGAACTTGGAGTAACCGATCCATTCGATCCCGACCAGAACTTAAACGGGTCTTTGAAGTATCTAAGTCGCCTATACAAGAAATACGGACATGATCCGCTACTTGCATATGCAGCTTATACATCAGGACCAAATAGAGTGCAGCCGGGAGAATCTATTCAAAGTGTCATAAAGAAGTTACCGGCAGAGGGTCAAGCTGGTGTCAAACGAGTGGCACATCTTATGGGAATCGATATTAACCCTCCTAAACCCGCGCCCAAACGCGGCTACGGAGTAAGTGGTAGCTGGTAGGGACTTGCATGTATGTATACTTATTAACAAACAAATTGAATGGAAAATACTATGTAGGAAAAACTAAAAAGAAAGACTTACAGAAGTATTTTACATTTAAGAAGTGGTGTGCTAAGAAAGGCGGTAATTACCATCGTATGCCTGTTATTGCGGCTATTGCAAAATACGGATGGGATAGTTTTACTGTCGATGTACTTAGCATTGTTGATACCGAAGAACAAGTTAATGATCTAGAATGTCTTTGGATTGTTCTTTTAAATTCTAGAAACCCAGACATAGGGTACAACATTGCCATTGGTGGTGGAAGGGTTTGTGCTCCATTATCTGAGGCAACTAAGGATAAGATCAGCGCTGCTAATAAAGGCCGAAAACCAAAAGGCTACATACGCACAGATTTGCATAGACAACAACTTCGTGATAGAATGAAGGGGAATAATATCGGCACTAAATTTACATCTGAGACGGCACGACTAGCAATGATAAATGAAACCCCTGAGAATAAGACAAAAAGAATTGCAGGAATTCAAGCAGCTTGGGATCGAAAACGCGGTATAACTGGAGGGTAACTATATACTTAGGCAAGATGACTGGCAAAAGGC